CAAGAGATACAACACGCTCTTCAAGTTTTCTGTTGAGCAGTTCCAGTGTTTGGCTGTCCATTACTCTCCTTTGCTTCCCGACGGTTTAGCAGTCGGCTTGGTCATTGACTTCATCAGGTCGGACTGTAATTTGAGAGCGTCACGCTGCTGCTCAAACTGCATCTTCTGCTGATGCTCTTGCTCTGCCATACGCATCTTCATGGCATGTTCTTCTTGCGCGATTTGCATCTCTTGCTGGGCTCGGGCGGCTGCAACTTGTGGGTCTTCGCCTGAGCGTGTAGCCATCTCTTGCGCCTTGAGCTGCATCTCTTGCTGTCGGATGGCCAACTCGCCTTGGACCTTCTGGGCTTTGACCTGAGACTCCTGCTGCTTGATCTGCAGTTCTTGCTGCTGCATCTGGACCAGAGGGTCTTGCATCTGCTGCTGCGCCTGCTGAGCTTGCTGCTGCGCCTTGTCCTTTTGCAAGAGCTGGCTCGCGGCCTGAGCTGTAAGGCGGGAGAGCTGCACTTCTACATCTTCTGGCAAGTTCTCGTTCGGATCGGGCAACGGGACGCCCATCTGCTCTTCGATCTGCTTGCGATACACGAAGGCAAGGTGCTCGTTGATGTGCGCCTGCATAGCGGCCATAGTCTGCTGGGCCTGTGGGTTCTGGCCCATCTTGGCCATCATCATTGGGTCCTGCATCAAGCTGGTGTGCACAGCGATGTGGGCGTCATGATCTTGGAAGATGAACGCCTTGGTGGGCTTGCCGTTGAAGAAGCCCATGTTCTCGCTGATTGGGTCCTTGGGCTTTATGTCGTCGTCGATCGGCACGAGCTTGTCGGCGTTCTTGATGCCAAGCACTTCCAACATCTGACGGTGCAACTGAGGCAAGTCGTAAATCTGCGGTGCACCTTGAGCCAACTGAATGGCCGCTTGGTACTGCATGATCCGCTGGGCCATGGTCGCGCTGTTCGGGTCGGACACAGGGATCACGTCCACCATGTCATAGTCTTCTTGCTTGACCTTGCGGTCGCCACCGGCAGGTGTGTACTCGTACTCGCCCGGGGTGTTGTCGCGGATGATGGCCTTGAGGAGCTTGAACTCCTCTTTCATCGAATAGTGGATGCGAGCCTGCACCGCACTCATGGTCTTCAACTGGCGCTCAAGGATGGCCAGTGTTGTGCCTACGGGCGCATTGGCACTCATATCACTGACCTTCATGTCAGCAACAGAGCCCAGTCGGCGAGCTTCATCAGTGATCTGGTTCAGCAGGGCCAACAGAACTTGCGACGGCTCCTTGTATGGCAGCGGCATGATGTTGTCACGCACTGAGCCACTTGGCACGTCCACATCACGGAACTCACCGGGAGCGATCGGAGTGTCGTCACCCTTGATGCGCAAGCCACGGGACTTCAAGCCACCGGGCAAGTTGCTCAACGTACCAGCGTCCACCAGTTGGCGGATCAGCGAAGTGCCAGCGCGGGCATAGCCACCGATGATGTGGATCAGGCCAAGGCCATACACACCGAAGCCGGGCACGTAGGTGTACTGCACGAAGTGCTGGCGCTTGAGTTTGAGCTCGTCGTCTTCGTTCCAGTTGCGGCGGATGGCCAGCACCTTAGTCGTCGATCGGTCGATCGTGATCACATACGGCAGTGCGATCTCGTCCTCATCCTCGTAGCCGGGCAGGTTGTAGTCAACACACATCTCCAGCACTTGGTAGCGGTTGTCTTCTGTGAGGCTGAAGCCTTGGTCCTCGGCCTTGCGCTTCTCAATATCAGAGAAGAACGACTCAGGCTCACCCAAGTCAACATCACGGTAGAAGCCCGCTACCTGTAGTTTCTTGATGTCGTTCTTGGTCTTGCGCATCACATGAGTCACGCGCTCTGCAGTGCGCGAGCTTGGAGCGCCGTAGGGGATGATCAGGTCTTCCGCTGGAATGAAGACTGCTGTCTGACGGCCAATGCTCGGGTCGAAGTAGACCTTCTTGAACGCCGCACCGGCCAAGCCCAAGTTGTACAGCATGCGCTCGTGCTCGGGCCGGTACTCAGGCATCTGCTCCGTGAGCTTGTAGTTCATGTCATCACGAACCCGCTCGGCAGCTTCCTCTTTGAGTTTGTCGATGGCTCCGATGATCTCGGTCTTGACTGGACCCGCAGCGGGGAACGTCTCGATGATGGTCTCGGACTGGAACCTTATGGCAGCTTCAGTAAGTACAGTGGAGAACACGCCGCATGCGCCAGTCCATGGCTCGGTGCGCTCTTCGTACTTCATGCCAAGGACCTCGAGGCCCTTGACATACATGTCCACCCACTCTTTGCGGCTGGCAATGTCGGCTTCAAACTCACCCAAGAGGTCGTCGGCCAGCTTGCCCAGCTCGCCATCGTCCATGAACTCTGCGAGGTTGGCACCGAAATCTTCCGCCGTTTCTTCGTCGGGCATGAGGTCAATCTCTACCCCATCGACGCCGATCCTCACACCGTCTGGGTTCTCAATCTCAATCTCAATCGCTGGAGTGTCGTCTTGCACGATATCTTCAAAGCCCATCCCAAGGGGAGCGCCGCCAATACCGGGGACCATATCTGATGCTGCCATGTCGAATCCTTAATAGAAGCCGCTGCTTTGTCGGCGAAAATACCGTTGTTCCTCTGGCTCGTCGGAAGGCAGTCTCAAGAACCCACCTTGGCGGAACCGCATAAGGGCTAAAGTTGTGGCGTCTACCAAGTCGTCATGCTCCCCGGACGGGAATGCAGCGATCTCATCAACGAGCTCTTCGGCCCATCGAGTGCGCGGAACCCACACTTTCCCCGACGCAATTATGTCTGAGACCGAGTTCAAACGGGCAATTTTGTCCTGCCCCTTGCCCGGGGTGTATTCTTGGACGGGTATGCCCATGGCCCGCAGCTCATATATTAGAGGAGCCCCGGATGCCTTTTTCTCGATCAACATGCCGTCCGGCTCCCAGTCGCGGTACTGCGCCAGCACGTCCTTTTTCAGGTCCACCCACTCCACACGCTTCTTATATGTGTCGAGCAAGATGATGTTGGGCAGCGAGTTGTCCTCATCGTTTATGAACACCCCCCACGTCGTCCCAGCGGAGTAGTCGGCCCGCTGCGTTTTCTCAAACGCCGTGTCCCACGTCTGCAAAATGTACTCGCAGCGAGGAGGCTCGTCACTCTCCCACCACTTCCACCAGTCTCGTTTGACGATCGCGGACTCGTTGCCCACGGGGTTCTGCTGGTACTGCGCCTGCCACTTGGCGTTGGGCAATTCCTCGTGCAGCGCTTCGAGCTCCTCCTTGGACCAGAATTCTGGCCATAAGGGATTACCCGAAGGCAGGATGGCCGGGAACTCGATGACCTCCCACTCCTCACCGCCGCGCTGAGCAGCAGACTTGAGCACTTGGCCAGTCAAATCACGCTGAGCCCAGCGCGTCATCACCATAATGATCGCCCCGCCCGGCTGCAGACGCTGACGCGGACCTGACGTGTACCACTCGTACACCTTGTCGTAGATGTCGGGGTTGACTGCGGCCATCGCAGCCTCTTGTTCGGAGTGTGGGTCGTCGATTATGAGTACGTCAGCACCCTTACCAGTCACCGTACCGCCCACGCCGATCGCAAAATAGTCGCCGCCCTTGGATGTGTTCCACCGGCCCGCCGCTTTGGAGTCGGTTGAGAGCGAAAGTTCGGGAAAAATGTCGTGGTAGACCTCAGAATCCACCAAATTTCGCACTTTTCGGCCAAAACCCACCGCCAACTCGCCTGTGTTCGAGCACTGGATGATCTTTTTCTGTGGAAACCTGCCCAAAAACCACGCGGGCAGCAGGTAAGACGCGAATTCTGACTTGGTATGCCGGGGTGGCATGTTGATGATCAGCCGTTTGCACGTTCCGTTGGCCACTCGCTCGAAAGCTTCAGCCATCCGCTTGTGGTGTCGCCCAGAAATGAACGTGGGCCACACCTTCTCCACGAACTTGATGAACTTCGTCTGGCTCAACTCGCGGGATTTCAACTGCTCCAGCTTGATGAGCTGCGCCTCGAGCACCCGCATGTCGGAATCTGACAGCTTGCCGCTGTTCAGTAGAGTCTCGATATCCTTGAGTGACGTTTCACTCATTTGCCGTCGCCCCCAGCGTCCGGGTCTTCGGGGTCTACGTCCTTCTCCTCGTACCTGATCGGCTCGATGTCGATCGGCGGTCCAAGCTGCTCGTCCAAATCGTCCAGCGGAGTGACGTCCGTAACCTCTGAGTTGAGCAGGCGCTTGACGCGCTCCTTGATCGACTGCTCCAGAGAGTTGGACGTTGTGTGGTGCACAGTAATCTCGCTTCGTTCGGTGAACAGCCCCACGTCACTGTGCTTGCCGAGCAGCTCCAGCGCCTTGAGCTCGAGCTTGGTGTCACCGCAGTCTGCGATCTGGATGAGCTTGTTCGTGACAAAGTTCCGCGCCTGCTGGGCATCGGCAAAAGCTTGGAAGTCGAACCGCTTTATGACTGCAGACGCAGCAGCAGCCTCGCCCGACAGCTTGACGTGCGAGGGCGCACCGTTCTTCTTGGTGCCGCTGATGAGGTTGGTTGCTTTGGCAAGGTCGTCGCTTGTGAAGTCGATCGAGCCGCCTAATTGTCCAATCAGGTCAGCAGTGTTCACAGCAACAGAGATGGCATCCGCATGAGTCTTGGGCTGCTCATCGGATAGATCAAACGGCAGAGGGACGTCTGCCACTGGCTCAATATGGATCATCGGGTAACCGCACCAATGAAAAGGATGACGTGAAATGTAACATCAAACTCAAAATTTTTGCAAAAATTTTTTGGGCCGACCCGTTTGTTTTGGTATGGGGGGTGTTTCCTGTATTGGCAAATCACAAGTTTGGAATAACAAAATTAAAACCGTACCACGAAATACTGGCCAAATTTGAAACCGAGTGATCGTTTGAGCTCCGCTGTGTGTAGTGATTTTCGGGTCCCCTTTTGGCCTATTTGGGGGGTGGCGTACCGGTGGGTCTTGGCTTTACGGTTTTTTCGAAAATTTCTGGAGCTGATTTGGTCTTGCCCTTTGGTCATAGCCTAACAATGTTAGGTATTTATTGTTCACGTTCTGCTTGCATTGTGTGGTGCGTTATGCTACATTAGAGTCATGTTGAACAAAGGGTTCGGCATCCGGTGGTTAGGCGGTTTCCCTAACATTGTTAGAGTAAGGTTAGAAAATGTCTGATATCAATATCACTTCTGTTTCTGGTGCTTCCATCGAATCCCTGCGGATTCAAGTCGGCGAAGCCCTTGTCCGCGCTTATGGTGCTGAACGCACTTATGCTCAAGCTCTCTGCTCATTCCTCCCTGCTGAATGGTATCTTGTCGAGCACAATGATTCCTCGGATTCTGCAAAGCTGGTGCATGCCGAAAAGAAAGCGCTGTTCGTTGTGCTCAAGGCTGCTCAGCATTCAAACCCTTCCACCATTTGGGCGCGTGTGCGCAAGTATGGGCAAGAATACATTGAAGGCGCAAGCGCACCTGCAAGTGCTGACAAGGTCGAAGGCGAGTCCGAAGGCGGCAACACTCGCGAAACCCGTTCGATGACTCGTCGGTTCGTTGATGAATTGACTTTGCTCTATAAGGCTGGCAAACGGGCTGAGTCCCTCAGCGACAAGGAAAGCGAAGCCCTTACGAAAATCGGTGGTGCGTTGATTGCCTTGGGCGTTGATTTGTCGATGCTGTAAGTAACCGGGGGGCTTTGGCCCCCCTAACATTGTTAGGAGAATTCAGAATGACCATCAACCCGAAAATCATCACTGCGCCCAATGGCCGCAAATATGCGTGTTTCTTCAGTGTGGGTTATGCCCGTACATGGTTCGAAACCAACTTCCCCAACGCGAAACCACAGGCCCCCTCGCGGGTCGGCCAAATGGCTGGGTTCTGTATCGGCTGACCCTTCCACCTTCCAAGGCCCGAGCTAGTCTCGGGCTTTTTCACGTCTGGCCCTGCCTAACATTGTTAGGTGGGGCTTTTTTGCGTCCTTTGGTATCGGTTTTCGATGGCTGGGCTTGACTATTTTGAACTAATTAAAAACGTAACACGAAACCAGAGACTTACACCTGATGACCGTTCTCTGGTCGGCAGTAGCGGCGTTACATATAACTCTTGACAGTGAGGGCAAAAACAGCGCGTTACGTTTTTTCGGGCTCTGACCTAAATTTTTCCGATGACCGTTCTCTGGTCGGCAGTAGCGAGGCGCGTTACGTTTTTGGGGGGCTTTGTGAAATTCCGCGTTACGTTTTCAAGGCCAAAAAACCTCTTGAAACCCGCATGAATGCTAGATCGTTAGATGTTATGCGTTTTAAAAATTGAGAGTGGACTTTTTTTTTCTGAGATCGGCAAGGCCTTCCAGCAAGCGCGAAGCATCCGGGCAAAGTTCAAAAAGAAAAAAACCATTGTTCAACTTTATTTTCTTTAATTTTAAAACATATATACCCCCCAACACACTTTTTCCCTAATCAAATCAACAACTTAGCGTGTTACGTTTTCCAATTATATGGAATGCAGCGTTACGTAACACGCTTGACCCCCATACCCAACATATGTTACGATTCTAGCCTCATCAAAACGTACCTAACTGGAGTACACAATGCGACCCCTCGAACCCTTCCGCCTATCTAACATTGTTAGCGTCAACCTCACCGCCCTGCTGCACAAGCAGGTTAAGCACTACGCCGCCACCCACAAGCTCACCATTGCATCCACCGTGCGCGATGCCATCAACGCCTTCACCCACGCCCCCCACACCTACCGCGCACCCAACATCACCGCCCTGCTCCGTGCTGACCCCCAACTCCCCACCCGCATAACCCGCGACCGCACCATCGTCCTGACCCTCTTGCCCACAGACCGCGCCCCCCTTGACCAACTTTCCCGAGACACCCTGCTGCCCTGCTCGTCACTTATGCGCCGTGCCATCTACGAACACACGAAGGCTGACACGGAGAGAGGGGTCCCCGAGCTGCTTATGGACGCATGGGGCGACCAACCACTTGCTGCCCTGCCCCAACCCCGCCCAGCGGACAAGCGCAGAAAGAAGAAAACACCTGCATGACCACCGGAAACCGACCTCGACTCTAGTCTCGGCCAAGACTAGATCGCTTGACTTGGGTGTTATTATGTGTTACAATATAAGCTGGTTGGGAGAAAAGCGTAACGCGCCAAGCCCCTCCAGTCCCCACCTAACAATGTTAGGTATATCAGAGTAATCAGAAAGGTTAGATATGTCAGTCGATCATGATTGGAAAGAATGCCGCGAGTGCGGCGACGATGTGCACATCGAGCGTTGGTCCCTCGGCTACCGCCTGTGCAAGTTCTGCGGCGAAGAAGCCGCCCGTATGGAGCGCATGAGCTGGTGCGTTGTCCAAGAGTACGGCAAGGGTAACTACCAATACGTCACCCCCCAGAGTGCACCCACCACCCTGCGCAACACCAACCAGAAGCAGACACGCTCATGACAAAGCACACAAACGACACCAAACCCGCGCCCGTGTCCACACCCGCTCCCAAACTCTACACCGGGCCAGCGGAGCCCATACCAACGCACAAGGAGTCCATGGGGGACAGAGTGCTCTACATCTGCTTCGCGGTGCTCGCCGCAGTGTTCCTAACATTGTTAGCCCTCGGGCTGCTGGAGGGTGTATGAAAGCAAGTGAGATCAAGCCGACTAGCTGGATGTACGGGAGCAGCAACCTACGCAAAGCCATGCTCATGCGCAAGTGGGACGGCATACGCAAGAACGTGCGCCTCATGGAGGACAGCCTGCCCCTGCTGATGAACAACCCCGAGACCACGCCCGAGCAGTTGGTCATGGCCAGCAAGCTGTACACAAACGTAACGCAGCAACTGCATGACCACGCCAAGATGATTGACACGTTCATTTATCACGGGCACAAGCTCATGCACATGCGGAGCTGCCCCACCTACCGCACAGGGGACGAAGCCCTGTGCGAGTGCAAAGACTGGCAAGGAGAGAACGCATGAGCGGACTCAACAGATATTACGTCACAGGCTGGAGCGCAAGGTTCGGCATGTGGATTGCCGAGACGCTCGAATGCGCAACGATGGAGCTCGCCAAGAAGCGATACCAGACCAGCCACCCGACCTTGAAACAGATCAAGGTTTATAGACTCAACAAGGAGAATTGATATGTTTGCATCGACAGGAAGATTGCCGTACTTGTACAGCTACGAAGGTGCCAAGAAGTACCACGACCAGATCAAGCCACTGCGAAGCGGTAGGCGTATGGGGTTCAAGCCATTGGGTGCACGCAAGGACACGCACATGTTCATACGTGAGAACACCGAGGGCAGCATCGAGTGCGTGCTCTACGAAACCCCGGTGGTGACATACAAACAAGACGGTGGTGTGGTGGTCACGCCGGGCAAGTGGCCGTCATCGTTTACATGTGCGTTCATCGAAGGACTGCTCGCCGATACGAGCGCGAACAGAACGAAGGGCATGGTGGTGCTGCGCTTAAACAGTGGGGCCAACTTCATCAAGCACCCGTTGAAGCAAGGCCAGAGCATCGAGCTGCTGCGCGTGCCAGTGGAGCCGGGGCGTGCGGGTAAGTGGGAAGTAAGGAACGCTGAGGGTGTGCACGTATGGAGACCCAACCGCGCCAAGGCTAACAATGTTAGGGCCAAGTACAAGGAGATGATCGGCTACCACAAGGGCATGGTCTCACTGCTCACACAAGAGCGCGAGAAGTCCAACGAGGACGACCCGTTCGAGGCGGCGAAGATACTGATGCTGCCCAAGGACATGCTCGCCGACACGCTCGGAACGATGACGAGAACGGAGCGTGTGTACGGGGGCCAGACCGCAGAGGTTGAGCGTGCGTACGTAGACATGGAGCTGTTCAACAAAGCGGCGAACCACAAGCCGACGTGGGTGGGGTATGGCTACAACTACGAGGTGGGGAGCCCCGAGCACGAGACATGGCAGCAGCAGAAACAGAAAACCAGAGCTGACTGGTACGCCGTGCGTGACAAGGTGTTAGACCTCATGCGCAGTGACCAGCCCGAGGAGACTAAGTATGCCAACTTCCTCAAGGCAACACTGGGCCTCATGTGCGCGGCGTCAGGTGTGCGGTCGTACAGTTGGGGAGTGAAATCACAGAACCCCGTGGAGCTGAGCTATTCCAAAGCATCCACAGCAGTGACGGAGTTCCTCACGCTTGCGTTCGCCGAGGAGATCATGGAGCTCAAGCAGTTACCCGTGGGCCGTGTGCCTACGACAAACTATGCAGAGATGTTGTTCGATGACTTTAAAAACCAAGGAGAAGGTAAATGACAAAGCAGGACAAGCGAGAGTTCCGAGGCTACTGCGAACAATGCACAGACAGCCAACTGCGAAACGTGTATGCCAAAGAGAAGCTGGCAAGGCGCACAGCCTACGCCGACATCGCCCGTGAAGTAATGAGTGAAAGAAACCGCAACCAAGGAGAAACCAAATGAAGCAAGTAAAAATCGGAGTGCCGACAGGCTACAAGGGATGCATCATCGTGCCCGTCAATGATGGGTTCGATGTGATCGACAGAGTAAGCGGTCGGTGGATGCACGTCCCCAACCAACGCACAGCGAAGTGGAACGCAACGGTGTGGACACGACTGCGCGATGAGTTCGGAGAGTCCGAGCCCCTAACAGTGTTACCTCCTGTGGTAGCAGAGGTAGTCACAAGGAAAGTGATGGTGATGAAATGAAAACGAGTGAACTGACAGGCGCTGCCCTTGATTGGGCGGTGCATCAAGCACGGTTTGAAGGGGCTTGCCATGACGAGCCGTTCCCCAGTTACTCAACCGACTGGTCCCAAGGTGGGCCGATTATTGAGCGTGAGGGCATTTCTGTGCGGTACCGGGTGGGCGTGAACATGACCGCCAGTATCAACGGGCAGTACACGCAAACGATTGGGCATAGGCACAAAGGAAACATAGGGCTACTCGTAGCCATGCGGTGCTATGTCGCCAGCAAATTGGGCGATGATGTTGACGTACCCGAGGAGTTGAAATGAAAACATCAGAAGTATTCAAGAGGGTCAAGGAGAACTTGGCCAAAGACTTGCATGAGGCATACAACCATTCAGGCAAGGAAAAGTTCATCTGCATTGCCACCACCACTGCGGCAGCGCACTCCAAGCGCATAACCAACGAGGATGTGGAGCGATGCACCGACATCGTTGAGTCGCGACTTGAGGGTGCGTACACAATGGAGGGGTGGCTCAATGATCGGGGCTGCGTACCCGAATACGAACTGTGTGACCGCACCACAAAGGACCGCATCCAAGCGCATAGACACGCATGGGTAGACATGCTGATCGCAGAGTTTGAATCGAAAGGAGATTGAGATGAGCTTCACTGATCTTGAGTACGTGCTCATGATTGCAGTGTTCGCACTGCTGTGGCGCAACACATCGGCCAACTTGAACGCAGCGAGAGAGGAGGCGAGAGCCAACAAGTATTCACGCTGGCTGATGAGTGTGTACGAGAACAAGGGCAAGGTCGTCCACAAGGATGACGGCTACTACTTCGAGGAAAACTAATGCCACGGCGCAAGAAGAAATGGATGTTGCTGCGCGGGAAGTTCGGCAACTTCATTGTTGTTGAGCGCCAATGGTACGACTTCGTGGGTATAGCCAAAAGGCGAGGTAGTAAACAGATGTGGTGGATCGCTGCGGAGAGCGACGACCAAGGGGCCATGCAAGCGATGGCCCAGCTAACAGACAGATACGTATCCTCAGCTTTAGTCAGACCCCATGGCTAAATCACTTGACTTAGGTATCAATCTGTGTTACAATATAAGCTGGTGAGGATAAATGTGTCCCGCCATAACCGCCTAACAATGTTAGGCACACCATCAGAGTTCATTAGAAGGAAATCAAAATGTCAGAAGTATCTTTCGGCAAGAGCATCACGCTCAAGCAAGCGGCCAACCTGATCCGCACCAACCCAACCACTCGCTTCCTGTTGCAGGGCGAGCCCGGTATCGGCAAGTCATCCCTGCTCGAAAACATTGCCGATGGGCTTGGCTTTGAGTATGCGTACATAGACGTACCGAACATGGACTTGGGCGACATCGCCATGCCTGTGATCGACCACGACACCAAGACCACACGCTACTACCCCAACGCACGGTTCCGCATTCACGAGAACAAGCCGCTGGTCATCATGCTCGACGAGTTCACCAAGGGTGCTGACCCAGTGAAGAACATGCTGCACCCCATGCTTGAGAAGGCCAACCCACGGCTCGGCGATATCCCACTGACCAAGGACACCATCGTGTTCTTGACGGGCAACCTGAGCACGGACGGTGTGGGCGACAACCTGAAGGCGCACAGTCGCAACCGACTGGTTCCGGTGACTATCAGCAAACCAGACGCAGACCAGTGGATCGACTGGGCCATCAACAAAGGCATCGAGCCCGAGGTGATTGCGTGGGTGAATCGTTTCCCTCATGCACTGGCAAGCTACACGGACGGTGGGCAGGGCGACAACCCCTACATCTACAACCCACGAAAGACACAGACAGCGTTCGTATCACCACGCTCACTTGAGACTGCATCTAACATTGTTAGGACACGCAAAGAGAACGACAGTGACGCAGTGATCGCCGCGCTGACTGGTGCGATCGGCGAGAGTGCAGCCCGTGACATGCAAGCGTACATCGAGTTCTCGGACCAACTGCCTACGTGGGAGTCAACCATCCAGCAGCCAAAGACTACGACTGTACCTACAAGCCCCGGCGCATGTGCCATCGTGGTGTTCGGTGCTATCGCCCGTGTGGACAAGACAACGATCGCCCCGTTCATGTCCTATCTGGAGCGATTCGAGCCCGAGTGGCAAGCATGCTTTGCGATCAACATCGCACGTACACCATCCAAGCAAGCCATTGCGTTCAGTTGCAAGGCGTTCTCGGACTGGGTTGCGAAGAACCAAGACCTGCTGTGAGATGCTGTACGCAAGCATAGCAATGCAGAACTATCCGCTTGGGTGGGAGGAGCTTGAGTGGAAGATGCGCAAACTCAAGCAACTTGTCTGGAGCTATCAGTTGGACATAGCACAGCAGGTGTTTAGTCTGAAGGCACCCCCGTATCAGTTCACTCTGATCCGGTGGGGTCACAGGCCAGACATCAACACATCACCAACGAGAGAGGTGCTGTACGAAGGGCACGACTACTACGCCGTGCTCGGATTCGTTACTTTGCTGTTAACAGCAGAGGAAGATAAACAACACATGAGGAGCTAACAATGTTAGGAGCAAGACATGGGGTATAGGAGCGCGATAACTGCGGTGTTCTACACCAACAAGAAAGACGAGTGGCCTCTTATGAAGCTGTTCGTCGAAGAAAACTTTCCGAAGGACTTAGCTGACTGCCTAGAACAGGAGTGGGAGGAGCCACGGGGCAGGTGGGGGTTCGTGTTTCGTGTGGACGACTACAAGTGGTACGAGAGTTACCCCGAAGTGCAGGCGTTCAACGAGTTCGAGGAGAGGTTCACAAGTATGGAGAAGTGCGTAGACGGTACGTGGGCTTGCGAGTTCGCACGTATCGGGGAAGAGACCGACGACATTGAGGAAAGAAATTCAAACCATGCCGACTACATCCTCAGAGTCGTTCGTCATATCGAAATTGAGTTTTAAACAAGGAGCTAACAATGTTAGAGGAACGCAAAGTTCAGAAGGCCAAGATCACCCTGATGCGACATCCCAAGTTCGCATTGCTGCAAGGCATCTTGATGGTGGGCAAGACGAAGGTAGCCGACGATGTGCCGACTGCATGTACCAACGGTCGTGACGAGACCTATGGCCGTGAGTTTGTGCGCAAGCTGCGCGACCCCGAGCTTGCCTTTGTGATTGCACACGAGGCAGGGCACAAGATGTACCGCCACATGACTACGTGGGCGAAGTTACACGCCGAAGATGCGCACTTAACCAATCAGGCTTGTGACTACGTTATTAACCTGATGCTCAAGGACCTCGACCCTAGCGAGAACGTCATCGCCATGCCTATGTACAGGGATGGGCCACACGCTGGCAAGAAGATGGGCTTGATCGACGAGAGGTTCCGTGGCATGAACACCAAGCAGGTGTACGACATTCTCAAGCAAGAGCAGAAGGATGCCGGAGGCGACGGCGACGGTGACGGCGAAGGCAGTGGTGGGGGCAACGGTGGCGGCGGTATCGACGACCACGACTGGGATGGGGCCAAGGAACTTACCGACGAGCAGAAGAAGGAGCTGGCGCGTGACATCGACCAAGCGATACGGCAGGGGTTGATGGCACACCAGAAGATCAACGGCAAGGGTGCGGGTGGACTCGACCGCGAGTTGCAAGACTTGATGGAGCCCAAGGTCAACTGGCGCGAGGAGCTGCGTGAGTATGTGAAAGCAGTGTGCCGAGCCAAGGACACATCGAGCTGGCGCAGGGTCAACCGGCGCTTCCTGTCCACAGGTATC